CTTTTGAGTATCGTTAAGATTAGAATATTTCTTATTAAAAGTTTCTACTAAAATTTTATAAGTAAGTAAACGAAGGTCTTTTTCTTGAGTTTTGTAATCTTCAACTAACTTATCTTCTTTTTGTTTAAGAGTAGGAGTTGATGTAGAAATGTGTTCTATCAATGTAAGTTTTGAATCAAATGTATCCTTCACATCTGAAATATCAGTTTTTTTAGCTTCAAACAATTTATGAATTGATGCTAAAACACGATAATTAGTTACTGGAGATGCTAAAAATGAATCAATTTCAAAATTCTCTTTGATTGATTTAACTAAATTATATTTTTCTTTGATAAGTTTTTGCTCATCTAATTTAGTTCTTGCTTCCAAAATTGCATCAATATATTTTTCCGCTTTTGATTCGGTATTATATTTCTCTTCGATTAATAACTTATATAAACGAAGTTCTTTAGATAATTCGGTATTCTTACCAAAAAATTCTACTACGATTTTTTTAGCTTTTTCTTGAGAGCCATTTAATATCTCTAAAGTTATTTGACGGGTTAATAATTCAAATAAAAAGCCCGTATTTTTAAATTTAGAATGTTTTATTTTTTTCATATTTAATCAATTCCTTATTTTGATATGCTCAAAAACTCTTATATAAATATAAATATTTTTTTGATTTGTTAATTTTCTTCTATGCCTATTATATTAGATTCATCTAACATACCTTTGGTTTCATTTAAAAACTTGCGTTTTGCTGCAATACCATTGATATATTTTAATGCTTTTTGTTCGGATGTTCTATGTTTTAATGCATTATGATTTTCCTTATCACCTAAAGGGTCTCTACCAAATGGAGATTTATCTTTACCATAGGTATTACCTTCTCTTGGTCTACCACCTTTATCTTGTTCTGCTTTTATTTCATCCTTTAACTGATTAATAGATTCTTCTACATCAGTTGGTTGTTCTTGCATAGCAGGGTCATTTCCCTGTTGTTCGATTGAATTGTTTCTGAATTTATCCTTCATATCATCAATAACCTTAACTCTCTCCTCTTCTTGTTCTCCATCGGTTAATTTTAATATGTTTTTATAAACCCAGTCTTTAGATAACATTTGTAAATTTTGAATATCTGATGCTAATCTGATTTTCTCACTCCAAAGATTTACCTTTTCTTGCTCATAAATAGTTGATGGATTAACTAATTGTAATTCAAAATTAGTCATCTCAACATCTTGTATTCCTTGTGAATATAAGTGTATAATTGCAATTTTAGATAATTCTGATATAATTGTTCTTTGAATTCTCTCAATTGTTCTTGCAAAACGAACATCTTCTGCTGCAAGAGTTGCTTTACCATTTACATTCTCATCATATCCCAAATATGCTTTAGGAATTTTAAGAGCTGCAAATAATTTATTCTTTAAATAATCAATATCTTCAGTTGCTGCGTAATCTAAACCAGAAATGTTATCAATTGATGTTCCACTATCACCACCTCTTACCGGTAAGAAGAAATCTTCGGTAAGATTTTGCATATTATATTTTAAATTGTAATCTCCAGTATTTTTATCAAGAAAAGGAACTTTTTTCATTTTGTTGATAATTCTTTGCATGTAGTTATCAACTTCTTGAGGTGGAATGTTACCTATATCGATTTTAAACACTCTTTTTTCCGGTGCTCTCATAATACGATGGATTAACATCGCATCTTCCATTAAACTCAATTGTTTCCACAATCTTCTACCATTTTCAATCATTGATTTACCATATGGTAACCAGTTTGTATCTGATAATAGACGGAAGTGTGCAATTTCAAAATTATCATACTCTACTTTACCATTAGGGTCTTCGTTTATTTTAAACTTAACACTATTTGGATTATTAGGGTCTAATAATTCTAATCTTTCGGTATTATATACTGAATGAGGTGTTACATTTACTACACCTTTACCTTCTGCAATTTCTAAACCTAAAAAGAAATCACCATATTTACACATATTTCTAACCCACGGCCATAAATTGAATTCTATATTCAATATATCATAAAATAGGTTATCTAATGTTTCTTGTACTCTATTGTTATCAGAACGAATTGATAAAATTGTACCAAATTCATTCTTTAATGTAGATTCATCAGCGTAAATATCTAATGCAGATGCAATAATCGGGTCTTGGTCCATTGCATCATAATCTCTAAACACCTCTCTACGAACTTGTTGGTACGCCATTGATTGTGCACCACCTGCTTGTTCATAGTAGGATTTTTGTAATTTGGTGTATCTATCTCTTAATGAAGAAAGATTGGTTTGTTGTCTATCATCAGTATCAACTACCCTTCTTTTTCCATTTGCATCAACAGTTACAACTGCTTTTGCTGAAAAGAGTTTGGATAACCTACCAAAAAATGAAGTATCTGCCATAATTTAATTTTTAATTACCATTTTCTGCAAGACCAGTATCTAGCTTTTGTTCTTGGACCTGGATTATCACAATTGTGTCTTGCTCTGAATGATTTTCTTCTTTCAGGATTATTTTTCTTAATGTTCATACCCGGTTGACCAAAGTTTACTTTAACAACTTTTCCTGTCTTTGGGTTTTTAACATATACTTTAAACTTTTTAACATCACCTTGCATTGGTTTACCTAATTTAACCTCTCTACCTTGATATTCGGCTTCGTAAACACAATTGCAATTTGCTTCTTGTAATTCTGAAGTATAATTTTTTAAGAAATTTAAAAAATCTTCTTCATCTTCTTCTTCAACATCCAATTCATCGTAATCCAAAAAGTTATATTCCGAATTATCGAATGGATTATCTGCAACTCTACCTGTTGATTTGGTGATTTCTGTATCTTCTTTGATGATGTTAGTTAATTTTATCATAATATATCTCCTTATACACTATAAATATATAAATTACTTAATTAACCACGTTAAATCTTCATCTCCATTACCAACCTTCATAGACCAAGGGTTTGTATCCATTGAAGCATTTCCACCAAATCCATCTAAAGTGTATGAATGTTGAGATATACCACCTAATGTTCTCTTTGTTAATTCAACACCTTCTTGTCTTAATCTTAATGCAGTATCTCTAACCCATAACGCAATACCCAAAGCCATCGTTAAGTCATCATTATAACCCTTCATTGCTTCTGCCCTATTTCCTATCCACACAAAGGTAAATAACTCATCTATCATCCTCGTAGAACGAATAGTAACCTCTTTTTCTCTAACATATTGTTCTAATTTAGAAATAATAAGTGGACGGGTTTTCATTGTAGTTGAGAACCCTGCAACCATACCTCTTTCTTCTGCTCTGAATTTATTATGTAATTGATGTTCAACATCTACATATTTTAAATCCTTACTCATATAGAATAGATTACGATATCCTCTATCAATTACTTGTTGAATTACTGCCCACCCAATATTTGCATTCTCTACTACTAAAAGTGCTTCATTATATTCAGTTGCAAGTGCTACAAGGAAATTTCCAAAATCCTTTGTATCCATCTTACCTTTATATTCAGCAACTTGTGTTGCAGTTTCAACATCAAACACATGACACGCAGAATAGTCTCCACCATCTCCACGAGCAACGTCCGCAACAACCATATATCCTTTATTGTAATCTGGGTATTCCCATTTCCATAAATTATGGTCTATCCAAGTCTTTTCAATAGGTTCTTGACAAAATGTTTCTTTATAGAACATAAGTAATTGTGGGTCAATTACCGTATCACCGGAACTAACAAAGTCACAATCACATTCTTGTGCAGCACCCTTTGGTCCTAATAATCTTTCTTGTTCATCTCTCCAACCTTGGTCTCTCTCTGGATGTACACTCCAATGTAATCGAATTGTATTGAATGAATTTGTTTCTTCTTCTGCACCAACCCATGTTTTGTGAAAGAAATTACCCACACCATTAGGTGTAGAAAGAATAATTGCGTTACCACCGGTTGATAAGGTAGATTGTGCTGATATCCAAATTTCTTCAATGTTATCAATGAACGCTGCCTCATCAAATACTAATAGTGATAGGGCTTCAGAACGACCAGCATCTCCAGATGATGATGTTGCTTTAATTTGTGAACCATTTGCATATCGTAATGATAATTTATTATCTTCAACCGTAGTTTGTTTTAACCAACTAGGTAGATATTGATTCATTACCCTTACTTTTGTAACAAGGTTTTTAGCAACTTCTTGTTTAGTTGCAATTACCAATACATTAAAATCTTGGTTAAATAACATCTTCCATAATGAAAAACCTGCGACAAGTGTAGAAATACCTGTCTGACGAGATTTAAGAACAATGTTATATCTATGGTCTTTAAATTCAGTAAGTGTTTTTTCCTGAAATGGAAATAAATGAAATGGAATTTTACCTCGTACTGGATGTTGAATCATGCAGTATTTCTTCATAAAGTGTATAGGGTCAGTAGCACACTTTTGATACTCGAGTTTTATTATTTCTTTTAATGATGTAGCCATCAATTAATTTATTTTACTAATAAAATACCTGTTGCTACAATACCAACATAAGTTCCTACTTTATATAAGAATGTTTTTCTTTTTTCAGATTTCAATTCTTTTATAAGTGATTCGGATTTTTTTCTTTCTAATCCAAATTGTTCATCTTTTTGATTGATGATGTAATCTAAATTAGAAATTTTAGAATTTAAAATTCCAATAATATTAT